TTATTGCAAACGCAACGTATGAGATGGCAGTTACTTTCTTAAGCCAGATTAAGTCACACTTGGAGAAAAATGAAAAGTTTATTGAGTTATTTGGCAATATGGTATCTAAGGCTGATAAGTGGTCTGAAAACCAGATTACAGTAAAGCGACCAGAAGACTATTACATGAAAGAACCAACAATTACTGCGTTTGGCATAGGGGGTAATTTAGTATCTCAGCACTATGATCTAATAATTGGAGATGATTTGGTCAATAGAGATAATATTCATACACCAGATAGAATAGAGGGAGTAAAGACATTTTATAAAGATTTGCAAGATCTTGTTGATAATCCTATGACTTCTGAGATAGTTCTTATTGGAACACGATGGCATGAAGGTGATTTATATGGAACAATTCTTGATACTGACAATCCAGAACGTCATGAGTATAAAGTGTACCAGAGAACCGCTATAGAAGGGGAATATGCGATATTAAAAGATAAGGCATCAGGACGATATATTATAGAAGGTGGTACTCCCATATTTCCTGGTAAGTTTACACGTTCAGGGCTTGAGAGTTTGATAAATTCAAAAGGTCTCAGTGAGTTCTCTGCACAGTACTTAAACGATCCTGTCCCCTCTACTGATGCAACATTTAAACATGAATTTAAGTACTATGAGCCAGAGGATTTACGAGGACAGCAGATGTATACGTATATTACGCTTGATCCAGCGTTTTATGATCCAAAGTCACGAATTGCTGATTTAGACTACACTGTTTTCATGGTTATTGATGTTAATATTAATAATGACTGGTTTATAAAAGATATTATTCGTATGCGTATGCAGCCAAATGAAATAATAAACATGATTTTTGATCTGGATAGTCAGTATCATCCGCGTACATTTGGTATAGAGTCAGTTGCTTATCAAAAGATTTTAGGGTATATGGCACAAGAGCAGATGAGAAAACGTAATCAGTTTCCACCCATTCAAGAGCTGAAGCACGCAGGTGCAAATGCACGTTCGAAAGCGGAGCGCATTCAGGCTTTGGAGCCTCGATATGCCGTAGGATCAATATATCATAACAAATATGTGCGAAATATTAGTATACTTGAAATGGAGTTGCGTCGCTTTCCCAGAGGAAGAACCGATGACTGTGCTGATGCTTTAGCGTCAATGCTTGAAATAGCGGAGCCTCCCAAAGCCTACACTCATAGAGAGCGTGGGTCAGTTGCACGTTTTTTGAATTATCCGGGATAATAAGTTATAGTATAGCCTATGCCACAATATTTCTTTTACCAAAACCCAGACGCTAAAATTAATACTCAGATAAATTTAAACGATGAGCAGAAATTTTGGCAGAAGCATTCCTATGAGCGATTTCAGCTCATGAAGCATAGTAGACAGTCAAATGGACGAGAAGATAAATGGAATCAGTGGCAGAAACAGTATGAAGCATGGCGTCCTCCACGATCTCAAGATGATTGGCAGTCAAATATTGTACCTCCTTTTACAACTTCAGTTGTAGAGTCTGCTTTATCTGAAATAGTTGATCAGACATTACAACCCCAAGTTGGCGCAAGAAAACGCGAGTACGTTCCTCATGCAACTGTTGTAAATCATATTAAAGACTATACATGGGAAATGGGTTATGGAGATGTAGAGCTGTACAAGTCGTTAAAGCAGCTACTTATATTAGGAACAACTGTATGGCAAGAGTACTATTATCAGGATAAGCGCAAAGTTCAGCAGATTGTTGATTATGATCCCAAAACAGGGCGTGAAAAGTATAAAGAAGTTGAGATTTATGATTACGATGACTGTTTTGGAGAGACAGTATCCTTGTGGGATGTGTGGTTCGATCCTGCGGCCCGTACTGTTAATATGGGGCCTTACAAAGCCCAGGATGCTATACGTCGTTATATAATGCATATAGATACCTTTAGAAATACGTTTAAGGGAACCAAATGGGATAAATTTGGACTTGTTAATAAAGTTCAGCCGGGGGGAGATACAAATTACTATCAGTTTTATCAACCGCCAAAGGGAATAGATCACGAATCGTATGTTGAGGTGTTATGGCATTGGATTAGGAATCCTGACAGACTTGTTCTTCTTGCAAATGATATTCCGTTTTATATTGGTCCGAATCCTTATAATCACAAGCAGCTTCCATTTGCAATAGGTTATGACATTATGGATCCATTCTCCATCTATGGAAAAGGTGAGCCAGCTCTTCTTGAGTCTATTCAGGATGAACTGACAACTATGCGTCGTATACGACTTGATAGGTCTAAACTTGATGTATTTAAGATGGTATTTGTTGGTAATAATGAGACTGTAGAAGATCAGGATTTGATACCTGCTCCAATGAAGCCAGTACGTGTACGTGATGTCAATAACATTAAAGCGTTTGAGTATGGCGATATTAACCAATCTGCGTATCGTGAAGAGCAGCTTTTGAAAGAAGATGGGGTACGTGTTACAGGGATAGATGATAGATTCCAGTCTGTACAGAAACAAGGAGCAACCGCAACAGAAGCAGCTATTTTGAAAGAATCTACAATGAAGAGACTGAGAAATAAGATATGGCTTAATTCACGCACACTTCTCATGGATATTGCACGATTGAGAGTTCCAAATATTTTGCAGTTTTATAAAACACCAAAAGTTGTTGAAATCATGGGTGATTCTGCAATAGAGAAGATGATGAGGATTAGAGAACTTGCTTATGAGGGACGATTACTTCGTAATAATAATAAATACTATGAAGTTGAATACAGAACTATTGTGTCACGTAATAAGCAGTTAAAGAGAAACCAAGAAGGGGGAGTTGATGTTATAGATAAGCGCGGTGACAATTTCTTTATGGTCACGCCAGACTTACTACCTCCATCTGCCAGTGTATTTAACTATAAACTATCAGCAGAGCCGACATTTCCATTATCAAAGCCTCTTATGCAGCAAAAGATTAATGAGTTATTTCAGCATCCTATTATTATGTCTGCGGTACAGATGGGCTACTATGATCCTACAAAGATTGCTGACAAGATGACTGAACTGAATGATTTTGATCCTGAAGATTTTAAAGGACAAAGTAAGGATAACTCAGTTGCACGTACTCTTATTGATCCACAGATGATGATAGAATTTGCAAATCGAGAAAACGAAATGATGCTTAAGGGTGAAGAAGTTGTTGGAACTCCGTTTGCCACTATGGATCATACGATGATTCACATTGCCTTTATGAAGTCAGAGGTATTCAAGAAACAGGCAACTCCAGAAATTATAAGTATATTTGCAAAGCATATTATGGAAGAGCATACTGCACAAAATATGCGTGGTCAGGCCTTGAACGCGCTGCCTGATCAGCAAGCTATGGCTCTACCAAGCCCCGTAGGTCAAGATATGCGAGGACGTGAAATAGATGGCATTATGAGTGGGGATATGAAGGCTCTTATGCCGTCCCGCGCAGTAGGCGCAGAAAATGTACCTGATGTTACAGGTGCTATGATGAGGTAATATGGCAAAACAAGAAGTAATACCAAGTCCAGTTAAGGTAAAAACTCCTGTTGAGGAGCTTCGTATTTTAGCGACTCTTGCACAGGATGAAAACTATATGGTAGTTTTAAGACGCATGGCGCGTCGATATATTGAGATGTTGCGAAACAGTGCTTTTCATTTAAATGAAAAGGATTCTCACTTTAATTTAGATCATGCAGAACTTCGTAATCAGGCTGTTGGTATTAATAATTTCATAGCTCTTATTGAAGATTCAATTAAGAAACTAAACGAGCTTGATAAAAAGGAGTAACATGGCAGACGTTCTAACTTTAGCAAAAGGCATATTTGATAAGTTAGGGCTTAATAAAGCCCCAGATAATTTTATAGCTTCGCCCATTCCGCGCAACACTCAGTCTAAAGTACCTACTGCAACTCCTACTCCTACTGTGAACTATCCAAGTTCTGATATTGTACGTCAGCGTGTTATAGATTTTTACAGAAACCAAATGCCTCCTTCTATAAGAAATACTCCTCTTGAAGATTACTATCCTGCTGCTAAAAACTTAGATTATATACTTTCTATGGATAAGAAAAGACCCGGAGCAGGAGTTCTTGGTGCATTACAAGTATTTTTTGAATCAACAGGCGGGCGGGCAAACAGTAACTTATTTGGGGTGAAGCCTATGGGTAAGTCTGGTCAAACATTCAAGACTGCAAAAGACGCAATAGACTATCAGTTTGGACCTGATGTTTTAGGAGGGGGAGTTGCTAATAAGCTTAATATCTTAAACAAAAGAAATCCCATAACGCAAGATGATATTATTGGGCTATACAGATCATATAATCCGGAGGGTGACTATCTTCCTGAAGTATTATCGAGTTATGAAAAGATTACAAGGAGGTGATTGTTATGAAAAAAGGAGGTAAAAAAGGTGGAGGACCAAAATGTTAATTTTCCACTTGACAATTGATTTTAGAGTGTGATATTCTTTCTCTATGTCAACAACAACTACAGAAAATCCAAATATTGATCCAAAAGATCAAAGAATAAAAGAGCTTGAGGCAAAACTATCTCAGATGCAGTCTCAACATGATCAGATGAATGAAGCAATGGGAAAGATGGGAGTAGTTGTTGATGTAATAGCAAAAGATCCAGAACTTACAAAACAACTTCAAGTTGCAATACAAAAGAACTACAATATTCAACCTGAAGACAAGCCTGAAGATACAAAACCAGAGAATAAACCACAAGATAAACCTGTTGATCCTAAAAAAAGTGCATTAGAAGATCCTCATGTTATGGGAATTGATGCAAAGCTAAGACAGGACGTTATACGAAGAATCGAATCAAAATATGGCGTAGACAGAATGACAGCTGATCAAAAGAAAGCGATTCGTCAACAGGTAGAGTCTAAAATGGGTGAATGGGGAACGTCGGTGCTTAAGGCTCCTGTTAATGAACTTGAAAATAAACTTGAAGATGCTTACTTCTTAACAAATGTCGGACGCGCAAAGGAAGAGGGAAAAATTGAAGGATTGATAGAAGCTCATATGAATGACCTTGCTGCTATTCCCAATATGCCAAGCAACTCTACAGAGCAGGGAGAAGCAGAGTTATCAGCAGAACATAAAACATGGGCGCAGAAGCTAGATGTGCCATTGGATAAAGTACAGGCTAACTTAAAACAGATTCAGGAAAAAGGTGTAATTACTATGCCAGTTGAAGCAAAAAACTCACAGCAAAAGACTCCATCGGGTGCTCCAAGCAATGCTCCTACCTCTTAAAAAATATAAATACTCTTGACTTTGAACGTGGATGAATTATAGTAATATTTAGGTTAGAAAATTATTAACGTTTAGTAAGATTACTAATTTTTTATAAAAATATATGGCAGGTTTTACATACAGAAAAAATCTTGATGGAAGTTCTCAGTCACCAACAGTCAAAAATTTGATTGGTGCTAATTCTGTAGTTTTTCAGATCGGCGATTTGGTGAGAGTTAATACGTCTGGATTTGGTGCTCTTGTTACTGAAGGAGATGTGATTTTAGGTGTTGTAGTGGGAGTTACAGATAAGAATGGTGGACGTATTGATCCTGATTCTGGAACACTCGATACTTATACCATGGCTTCCGATAATCAAACAGTAGCACAGAAGAAGGTTCACTATATACCTGCTCTTCCAAATTACTTATTCTATAATGATGCTGATGGAAACCTTGCAACGACTAATCTTTTCCAATTTGCAGATGTTAATGATGAAAACGATATTAAAACATCAACATTACATGATAGTACCGTTTCTCAAGTAAGAATAGTTGAGCTTGATCCAGACGGAGATGGTGATGCTAGTAAATGTTTATGTCAAATAGTAGAATCCTTCTATAGTCAATCCACAGGTAGTGGAGGCGTAGAAGCATAATTAGCAATTTAAATTTTAAAATAATATGCCAGCCATAAGATCTAATTTCGGAGATACATTAGCCCCAGAACTAGCTGTAGTGTTTTTTGATCGTTATCAAACTGAACCAGAAATGATGCCTATGGTCTTTAATGTAAAGACTTCTGATAGGGATCGCGAACAAGAAAGTGCCGTGTCTGGCTTTTCCTTGCTTCAGCAAACATCAGAATTAGGTGCTCTTGATTATGAAGATCCTAATCAAATGTATAAGACAACGTATACTCATTTGAAGTATACGAAAGGATTTAAAGTTTCTGAAGAACTGGTTGAAGATGATCAGCATAATGTGATTCGTAGAATGCCTGAATCATTGGGACGTGCTGCAAAAAGAACTCAAGAATATTATGCAGCTTCCGTATTCAACAATGGTTTCAACACAGCAAATACAAGTTATGGAGATGCTAAACCATTATTCTCAACGATTCATCCACGAGCTGATGGTGGAACTGCTCAGTCTAATGCAAGTTCGACTGGTATTACTCTTACTGAATCTAATGTAGAGACAGCGCGAGTTGCCATGAGAAAGATACTTGATGATAAGGGTCAAAGAATAGTCATAAGACCAGATAGACTGATTGTCCCAGTTGATCTTGAGAAGACAGCAAATATCATTGTGAATTCTACAATGAGATCTGGTACTGCAAATAATGACTACAATATTTATAAAGGAATGTTTGAAGTATTAGCATGGGAGTACCTAACATCAACAACTGCATGGTTCTTGATGGATAAGCGAGAGAGTCTTTTAACTTGGTACTGGAGAATTAGACCAGAATTTAAGCAAGACAATTCCTTTGATTCTGGAGCTGCCCTTTATAAAACTAGAACAAGATTCTCATACGGATGGAGTGACTATAGAGGATTATGGGGATCTAAAGGAGATGGAGCAGCTTACAGCTCATAAGAGCTGCATACTATTGAACTGACTTGTTAATTTAAGCTCTGTTCTCCTTAAGGGGACAGAGCTTTTTTATTAAAATTATTACAACTTATGGGAGTAACAAACTTCGATCAATTAGATGCAAAAATAGGGAGAATTCCATTAGGAGCTTCATTACCAACAACTCCTAAAGGTTATTATGGAAATGATGCCGATGAGCAAAGAGTTGCTTCTACTGAATGGAAAGGTGGGGAAGTCTTTTATCTTACAACAGACAATAGATTATATATCCAAAATGCTACTTCAGGGACTACTGCCACATGGAAAAGACTAGCTGCTCAGTTTGCGACGTCGACAACATCATCGAGTACAACGAGTACAAGTACTTCTACAAGTTCGTCGACAAGTAGCTCTTCAACAAGCTCTAGTTCGACTACCACAATGGCATAATATGGCAACACAATTTGATACTTTAGATGCAAAAGCAGGTAGTTTCAAAACTGTGACTCAACTTCCATCGACTCCGTCTGATTATTATGGTGCATCTGGCCCTGCTGAGTGGAGAGGTGGGGAAGCTGTATATCATAATGGATCTGGAACTGGCGCGGATAAGTTATATATTCAGACAGCAACAAGTGGGACTACTCCTACTTGGAAAAAGACGTCTGCTCAATTTGTAACATTCTAATATGGCAATATTATCTGAAGAATCAAAAATAGGTTCACAAAATCTGGAGTGGGTTAAGTATAAGCTCATGAACGATGCATCAACTGATGAAACAACATCAGATGAAGTGGATGTTCGTAATGCAAAAGCCGTAACACTTGCAGTTGAAGCAAACACTGGTGTATCTGCGGGTGTTGTGAAACTTGAGGGCGCGGTTCGTTCAGGCTATGCTGGTACATGGATCGAGATGGGGTCTTTAACAATAAATGCTGCTAGTAAGTTGTTTACAGTTACTATTGATGCAGGTGACGCAAATGGTCTTCCTCTTATGTATATTCGGGCAAGAATTGAGACTGCAATCAGTGGGGGGAATATAGATGTTTATGTGATTGTTCAAAAGTGATAGACTACACGAATCCTGAAATATGGAATACTATATGGTCGCGTCCGTATAAAAACTACGAGAAACACCATCAAGTCTTTTGGAATAAAATATTATCTCTTGCTCATGGAAATATTCTTGATATTGCTTGTGGTAGTGCTTCAGTATGGAGGGGAACGACGCGCAATGTATATGGTGTAGACTTTTCTTCGTCTGCTATTGCTGAAGCTTCAAAGAACTGTCCTCATGGAAAGTTTAAAGTAGGTACTATACCTGAAGATTTGTCTGAGTATTCTCAGATGCAGTGGGATACTATTGTTCTTTGCGGACTTGTAAACTACTATCGGGATCTGACTTATTTGAAGTCAATGCTTAAGTGCCTATCTCACAAAGGAACAATTATCATTGTGACTATTAATGTTATTAAAGACTTTCCAGATAGAGAGTGGGATTTTCAAACAATTATGGATGAGTTTCTACAGCTTGGCAAAATAGAGGCAGAATTTATTGACAAAATTGGATGGTTTATTACAATTAAGGTATAATTATATATGACAATTTTAAATGAAATGAATTCTACCAGTATTGGTGTGGTAAAAACTGCTGATTTTACGCTTGCATCTACTTTATATCATTTGGGATTTAATATAGATGGTATTGACAAACATAATAAGAAGCGTGTATATTTTTATTTTAGGAAGACTCCAGAATTAGAGTCGATTATTAGTAAATACTGGAATAGAGAAATCCTTATTAAGCCACAGGATTTTGAGAAGTCTCAGCGAGAGATTAAGGCGAGAATTTATACTGACGAAGAATGAAACAAATACGGATATTAAAAAATACAAGTCGGGAAAAGATAGAGACATCATATAATGGTAAAAGATATATTATTGCTCCAAAAGGATCACTGAAACTTGACCATAATGGACTCGATGAACAAGCAGCTGACTATTTATTGCAAACTTTTGGTTTTCTGCGAGACATAACACCAAAGCCTACCTATAAAAAATTACAAATTGGTATGGCATATGGAAAAAAATATGGAAGAGACAATGATATTACATAATCCAACTCAAGAAAGAATTATAGATTACCCTATACAGCATCCAAAGACTAAAGAAACTTTTACATGGAGTATAGGTCCGGGCGAGACATTAAAGTTTCCTAAGTATGTAGGAGAATATTTGTGGGATACCTATAAGTTTCTACAGAAAATAATGACTCCTGAACAATTACAGTTAGAGAAGGATGAGATGGATAAGTTAAATCAAGGTAGACATTTTGAGCGTGTCAAACTAAGCCAGCCAAAGCAAGTAACGCCTCCTCCTCCGGCTCCGGGATTTACAAACGATTTAAATCAAAAGAATCCAAGTCCTTATAATGCAGTAGATAATGGGGCTCAGCAAATACCAGCTAATCCTCAAACAACAAATTAATTTAAATGGAACAGACTATAGTGCTGAATGGGATAGAATATATTCTTATTCCAAAGGCCAATGTAAATGAAATTAAACAGCAAGAAGCTACTTCACAAAAAGTAGCTGATACTCCTATAGAGGAGGATATATTATCTGATTTTTTAGATAACTCTCCAGTTAATACTATCTCTTCTCCAAAAGAACAAGTAGCTCAAGAAGACAAGCCTACTATGCCTACTGAAGAGAACGTTATGATTGTTGATGCTACAAAGACAGACTTCCCTATGGCTCCTTCAAGAAAGTACGACTATAGAGAACGATTTGTCCGGCACGAGTTGACTCCTGCTGATGTAGTGAATCAAAATAGATTTAATCCACGTTTAGTAAGAGATTTTAAAGAGACTGATGATTTGATAAGAAGATTAGATGGTGGTAAAGATCCAGATAAAATTTCGTATGGTTTTTATGGTCCAGGTATTGAAGTGGATATTGTTTAAAACAATTGACAGAAGCTAATTTTTGTTATACTATGTAGTTATATAAATGAATTTTATTTAAATGAATATTACGCCTGATAAAAAAGTAGGCATATTTACTACATTTGGTAATTGGGATGATGCATACAGTCCGTGTAATGTTGTCAAGAATCAACTTCTTGCGCTTCTTAGGCATGGGTACAGTCCTACTTTATTTGTTTTGGATGTTTTTCCAGAATCTTCTGCTAATGCTCTTATATCCATTTTCGACCAGTACAAAGAAAAAGTTGAGCTCAGAAGAGTTATACCTGCTGTCGCGTTTGAACCTTATCATGGCATTGCACAGCATAGAAATGTACCTAACTCAATTGAAAAGGATGTCGCAAAAATTACTCCAGTTCTTGAAGATCAGTTTAAAGACTTTGATGTAATACTGTGTCATGATATTATCTTTCAAGACTCTTTTCTTCCTTATAATGCATCACTTCATAAGATGATTATGCCAAAAAAACTACAGTTTTTTCACTGGATGCATTCAGGTCCATCTATTCGTCCATCGGATCTTACTCCTCCTGTTTCATATTTATATACCCTACCTCCTCAATCAAAGCTAGTTTATATGAATAATTATGATATTGTACGTGCTGCCGAGATGTATGGAGTTTTTCCAAAAGATGTGAGAATAGTTCATAACCCAATAGACTATACGAGCTTTAAATGGATCCATCCAGTGGTGAGTCGTTTGTTTGATGCATATCGCATCAATGAAGCTGATATTGTTGCAGTTTATCCCTTATCCACAACAAGAATGGGTGCTGGTGGTAAGCAGTTAAATAAGGCAATTAAGATTATGGGATTTTTGAAGCAGTTAGGAAAAAATGTGCGTTATATTATTCCTAATGCACACGCAAATGGAGATAACGAGAAGATAGCGATTGCAGAGATGCTTTTACTAGGAAAGTCATATGGGTTAAATGAAGAAGATATTATATTTACTTCGTTTCTAGGAAAAGAATATGAGAGTGGTATTCCTCATGATGCTGTCATGCAGTTATTCCAATACTCTGACTTATTTTTATTTCCGTCTGTATCTGAGAATGCGCCACTTATTCTTTTAGAAGCAGCACTCACAAAGAACTTACTTGTCTTAAATGAGGACTTCACACCTATGAAAGATTTTGTAGGACCACATGCTTTATATTTTAAGTTTGACTCTGTAACTACTGTTACTAATCATCCAAGAGGTGAAGATGTGTATTTTAATGATGTTGCTAAAATTATAAATTCTCATCTGGAGAGCAATACAGAGTATAAGTCTAAGCGAGAAGTAAGACAGAAGTTTAACTTAGATTATATCTTTAAAAACCAAATGGAACCATTATTTTTTGAGTAATATGGAAAATGCTACACCTCTATCAGGTACTACTTTAGAATATAAAGAAAATTCCGAGATAACCGTATTTCCTGAGTTTGATCAGGTACATGATCGTTATAAACGTGCAAAAATTTTGAAGCCAAAGGATCAAATGCAGATGTATACTGCGATTTCAAACTGCTGGTGTAATGGCAAGACTGTACTAGATGCTGGATGTGGAATAGGTATTGGAACAAATATTCTAGCGCGAGAAGCACTTGGTACTTTTGGTATTGATAATAATCCTGAGAATATTGATGTTGCTAAACAATTATATGAAGGTCCACGAGTTAAGTTTGAAACAGTAGATCTCGTGAACCCTCCTTCACGTCCTCTTGCAACATTTGATGTTGTTTGTTGTATAGAGGTGATTGAGCATATTGCTGATTACCAAAAAGCTTTGAATACACTAAAGTCCTTTTACGATGCAAAAAGAAGGACTATATTTTTTATTTCTTCACCAAATAGAAATCATCCACGATTAAATAAAGAACATCCTAATAATAAGTTTCACGTTCGTGAATGGACAGCTGGTGAATTTTATGATGTTCTTACTAAGAACTTTGGGTCTGTTGTCATGTATGCTGGTAAGCTTGTAGATACTTTCAGCCAGTTAGAAACAGTAGATGGCAATACTGAACAGTCGCCAATTCTTGCCAAGTGCGAATTTCCACTATGAAACCCAAAGTATTGATGCTTGGTATAGGATTTATAGGAAATGCTGTTGCAAGACGTCTAAAAGGTCTTGGATACGATGTAGAGCTATTTGACATCGTATTTGGTCAGGACATGACTGACTCAGGCGTTTTAGAGGAAGCAATTAAAAGAAATGACTATGTATTACAGATTGCAGCTATAGCAGACCTTAATCATTTTGAAGCGAGACCGCTGTATGGTATGAAGGTTAATATTTGGGGAACTGTTTTAGTTGCGAACTATTGTGCGAAGCATAAAAAAAGGTTATATTATATTTCAACTTGTTGTGCTTATGGAAATACACCAGAACTACCTTCCAGTGAACAATCCAGAACAGAGCCCTCCGAAATATACGCCGAGGCTAAACTTGCTGGCGAACATATTGTCAAAGGCTATCATAAGTCTTACGATCTTGAGTATATTATTTTACGGATTGCAACTACTTATGGCCCTGAGATGCGCGATTCCCTTGCTCCGGCAGTCTTCCTCAGACAGATATTGTCAGGTGAACCCATTACCATTCATGGTAATGGTACACAGACAAGAACTTTGACTTATATAGATGATGAAGCTGATGGGATTGTGGCTGCCATTACTCATCCAGAGGTAGTGAATGAGACTATTAATATATCTTCTGAAGAGGAGCTATCTGTTCTTCAATGGGTACAGATAATAGGAGAAGTTGTAGGAGTCAAACCACAAGTGCGTTTCTTGGAAGATAGAAAAGGACAGACATTTAGAGAGCTTATAGATGCATCTAAAGCTAAAAGGTTATTAGGGTGGGAGGCTAAATATACATTTAAAGATGGTATTCAAGCGACATATAACTGGATGAGACAAATTTGGGCTAATCAATGGTAGTATGAAAGGAATTGTTTTATTTATATTATTAGGAGCACTAATCACTTTATTATTTTATATACTCTATGAACGTACTTGTCACGGGCGGGGCGGGTTTTATAGGATCACACTTAGTGGATGCTCTGATAGATAAAGGACACAATGTTTATGTAGTTGACAACTTATCTACTGGAAAAAAAGAAAATATAAATCCAAAAGCTCATTTCAAGCATTGCAATATTCTTGATAACGATCTCATGGTATGGGACATATTTAAACATGAGGAGATAGAATTTGTATATCATTTAGGTGCTGCTGCTAAGATTCCTTGGTGCATAAAACATCCATATGAATCACATCAAATAAATGTGACTGCAACATTGAGACTTCTTCAACTTGCTAAGGATTTCAAAGTAAAAGGATTTGTATATTCTTCAAGTTCGTCGGTATATGGTAGTGTGGCTCATCGAGGCTCTATAAGCGAAAGCGAACGAATAAATCCAATAAATATTTACGGCTTACAAAAATATACGTCTGAACAATATGTAAAATATTACAATGAGTATTTTGGGCTTCCCACAGCCTCATTGCGCTATTTTAATGTGTATGGAACATCAAGACAGAGCATGGTAGGGCCTTACGCTAATGTTTTCTCCGCGTTTTATAGAGATAGAGCTGAAAAAGGTCACGTTACTATATTTGGAGATGGTCAAATAGTGCGAGACTTTGTTCATGTATATGATGTTGTTAGAGCAAATATGGCATTTTTAGACATATCTTCAGATAGGTTTGAAGGAGAGGCATACAATGTTGGAAGTGGAGAGGTGGCATCTATAAAAAAGATTGCAGAATTATTTGAGTGTCCAATAGAATACGCAGATCCGCGAGTTGGTGAACCTCCGTTCACCCAATGTGACTATTCAAAAATATACAAAAGACTTGGATGGAAGCCCACTCTCAATCTGGATAGGGGAGTGAAAACATTTTTTAAAAGTTTCAAAAAAACATACACATATGAAAACAGACCAATACTATCTGGCTGAGCTAGAGGATAAACTATTAGAAACAGTATACAACTACGTTCAGGGCTTAAAGAGGCCCTACGGAATACTTATATCTGGAGGGTTTGATTCAGGGCTTCTTGCAGCCCTAACTAAGCCAGACTACGTATATTCTATTCGTTTTCCATATGGTATAAAATACGATGAGTCTCGATATGCTGACGCGATAATAGATCATCTAGGGCTTAGAGACAAGACAACTATTATAACTATAACCAAGGAGCATTTTGATGAAAATTTTAGAGATGCCGTTACCACAATGGGTGAGCCAGTATCTCATTTTTCGTTAGTTCCTTTATATACGCTTTTTAAGCAAATACGAAAAGACCAAGGAGTATGGGCTGAGGTGCTATCTGGAGAAGGCCCAGATGAATATTTAGGAGGATATGCAAGGCAGATAATATTTGATGAACTGAAGAAGTTGTATGAAACTCCTGAGTTAAGAAACTATAAAGGGTTGATAGATAAGACGCTTGGGTTTACAGATCCAGTAAAAAAATATGGTGAAATAGTTGGCTATCCTGAAGAAAAAGTGCAAATATACAGTCGTTTGCCCGGATACCCATTGCAAGGTGTAATTGGTAAGATGGACATGGAGCTTGGAGTGATTGAGAAGATGGAACAAACCCTTGCTAAACGTCATGAGGTCAACTTACATTATCCTTATATTAACGACGCATTTGCTGAGTACTGCTACATGCTTCCCGACCATTTAAAGATTAGAAATGGAGTAACCAAATGGGCTTTTAGACAGATTTGTAAAAAGTACTTACCTGAGTTTATTATGGATCGCGCAAAGATGGGTGGTCCTGTTGCTCCAATTAATCATTGGATTGATGCAGCTGATAAAGGTGAGTTTGATAAAAAGAGATATTTAGAAATTCAAAAAGAAATACTTAAATTACATGAACTTTAACCACGTCAGTATCATAATAACAAATCATTATCAGGATGAAGTGCGATCTCAGTCAATGCGTACTTCACTTGAGTCTTTATATAAAAGTGTAGAGGATCTACCTGTTGAGATAATTGTGGTTGATAACTATGATCGAAAGTATGATGCTCTTGCTGCTAAAGACTCTAAGTGGCTTTTTGAACAGTGTTGGGCTGGTCATA